TAGTTCCAATATTGTTTTTTTCACATGAAATTCCAAATCCATGTTCTTGTAGTATAGCAATACAAATATTCAATCCCAATCCACTGCCAGTTTCTTTTTGTCCTTCTTTTCTAGTATATGGTTGAGATAATGTATCAAATTCTTGTTGAGTTATGCCGCGGCCATTATCTTGCAAAATCAACAAATCATTTTCCATATATATCTTAACTAATTTTAGATCACTATCGTTGTATTTTAATCCATTGCGAATTAAATTATCTAATGCTGTACAAAACAATGATTCATTAACTGATACAATGGGTAATTCGTCAATGATAACTTGACTTTTATATGAAGTAGATGCTAGATAATTTTCTAAGATAGTTTTTAAATTGTGATCGGCTCTATCTAATACGGCATCTTTTTTTACTAGATTAGTAAATTCATAAACACCTTTATAAACTTTTTGGGAATGAGCAAGTCCTTCCTTTATCATTTTCAATGGTGCTTCAATTTTTAATTCTGCGATTACAGAATCAGGTACTCTGCGTTCTAAAGATGATATGCCTCTCGGAATATAAGTATTAATACCCGAATGCATATCGTGTCTAAGTATCTTTGCTGCATGTTCCAGATATGTATTTTGTTTGCGTACTTCGCCAACCTGATTATTAATCTCTTCAATCATCCGTCGTTTTTGTAATAAGAATTCAGATGCAAAAACAAAGAATGGAAATATAAATCCAATTACACAACCATATCCAAATTTGCTTAGTTCATAACTAGTAGAACACCAACCCATAATGGCACAAATTTGTACAATAAAGAAAATAATCATAATAGCACCAGTAATTCCTAGTGCTATTTTTGATTTTAATGATATGCCCGATAATGCATTGCGCATTACAATGTTTTCAGCATTGCAATCATACGAGGACAAGGATATATATCCGATTTATCCTTACGATATGAATTGTGCGTATACACACCTACTTCTCCTTTCAAAGCTCGCGTTGATACTGACCACATATCTTCTTCTCGGTATGTTAAGTCAATGCCGTAAGTGTCTCGCCAATGTAACAATAATTGTTTAACAGATTCAATTTGTGCATCTGTATACGCATGATAATATTTATGTCCTTTATATGGCGTTTCTAATTCCGTCACTTGATCTGCAGGAATTTCTCGATCCACATAATTATAAAATTTATCTCCAACTTTGTCTAATCCACCCCAGTTACAAATTTCAATTCCAATTGATATCTTATCTAATGCTTTGTAAGGAACGCCCTTAGCTTTAAACACATCTTGTTTAAGTCCTAAATGATATCCCCAATGCTTAGATGAAAATGCTTGACAAATTTCTCCGTCGTATGTATCTTTTGATACGCCTTTACCAGATATAGTAACGCAAGTTGCAATTCGTCCTCTATCATCATTAGCCCACATTTTAATTGTGCCTGGGCCTGATGAATTACCTGCGGTGTGATGCAATACGATTTGTTTCTTTTCTGTTGCTTCTTTAATATACTGTGACTCTGGTAATGGAACTTGTTTAATTTTTGATGTATCTAAACTCATATTTAACCTTTATTTCGTAAACCTTTATGTAAATCAATTTTATCTAAAATTTCTAATAAAACTTTTCCTTCAATCAATCCCAACATTGATGCATTCTTTAATGCACTAACAAGTTGAAATATTATGAATGGCAATAAAATGGTTTCACTCAACCACCCCGTACCCGGAAAACCTTTTTCGATAACTAACAATACCGTTAAAAACATAATCCATACTACCAATGTTCTCAAAACTTTAAGAGCTTTAAATGTTTTGAAGCCTTCATTTTTAGTACCAGCAATTACTCCAAAGAACCCATCTGTCATTACTACTGCAACCAATGCCAAATACTGATCTGAATTTGACATTGCCAAGTTGAAGAAATATGTACAAATGAATGCCATCAATGTACTTGCCGAATATATTATCGCCGATAATGTTGTTGTTTTCATTATTTAACGTCCGCAGATTCAATCAATGTATAAGTAAAAGAATTTCCATGGATGTCTTTGGCTTTACGACAAATTGTCATAAATTCTTCAAAATCTTTAACTCTTTTAAATACTTGACAACCTTCAGACCAATTTTCAACATAAGTTGAATCTGCACCCGCTTTGTGAATGTTGATTCCAAAAACACCTTCATCCACTTTGTTTTCAGCGTATGTCATGTTGCGATCTGCATCACGAAATACTTTTACTGATTTATATTGTTTTAATGCTTCATACTTACCTTGATGCAAACCAATTCCGTGTGAACCTCTGTATTGACCTTCAACTAATCGAGCAACGCCTTTTGCATTGTGATATTGCTGAACACCTTTCTTACCTGGATCAGTTGTACATGGCCATGCATGAAATTTCCATTCGCCATCAACTTTATATGATACTGTCATGATATCATCAAACACGTTAGTAACTTTATCACCTGTTGCAGAATTTCGTACTCCTACAATATTCACATCATAATTTTTTGCACCTTCAAACCAAACATATCCTTTAGCTTTTACGGTAGCTTCAATTTGTTCTCTTGTATAAGACATTGTTAACCTTTATATTTCTTCGCTGTTTTCGTTATTTGATTTTTTTCCTGCAAACTTTTCTAAACCTGCAATTCCTAAACTTCCCAATGTTACAATAACAAATGAATTGTAAATGTATTCATTTAATTTTAATTCATTACCAAAATATCCTGTTATTAAATCTACAACCATTGCAAGTGTCATAACTGCAAATGACATAAATCCAATAATGGTTTTTTCATTGTAATCATTCGAATCTTTAAAGATTTGTTTGAATCCGCCCATTATATCTCCCGTTAAATTATTACTTTCGTATAAATATAACAAAACAAACAAATCAATGAGAAAATTTATTTTTTACAAACAACTAGATCTTTTTCATATGTTTCCATAGAAACAATTGTAATTTTTAAATTACCTATTGTAAAGGTGCCGGGTTCTCCAGAATCTTGTACTATTGCTGATAAATTTTGTATAACATCAAAATCTTGTTGAGTAAATGCATTTCCATCAATTTCTACAACGATATCATTATAATCATATCTATCCAACTCAGTTAATGAATGGCAACGTTTACGTAAATCAAATTTTGTATTAGGTTGTTCTAATGTAACATATTTCATCCACTCTGCATCTGAGTATATTTGTTCGCCAAACGGTTCTAATAATTCTAATAAGTGTGCCGTACAATTTTCAATACGTATTCCAATATTATATTTTGGTGCCGATAATCGCATACCCCATTTTCTAATGAAATTTCTATTTGAATTCAATTCAATTTGCTGTGTTCGAGTTTGATATTCTTCTGAAAATCTAGATGTTTTACTAACAAAATGATAACATATTGCATCCAATGCAGTAAAACAATTCATTCCCAATAAATTCCATCGACGAATCAAATCATCATCTTCGCAAAACATTGGATTGAATAAATTATCCATACCTCCAATTTCTAATAACTTGATGCGAGGCATACACATAAAAAACGTAATACCAGATTCAGTTTTGTTTTCATATTTAGATTTATTTGTTCTAACAAACTCGTATAACGCCCCCTTATCAAACGTCTCTAAAGATGTACCCAAATCATGTATTAGTTTACCTGGACGTTCATGTCCTGCGAATATAGGCGGTTCTATTGTGGTATATGCAACCACATTGTTAGCATCTACATGTTTTTCTAAATTTTCAATAAAACCAGGCGCTAATACAATATCATTATGTAAATATGCTACATAGTCGCGCGTAGCTAATTCTGCTGCTTTGTTAAATGTATCAGAAAACGTTTTGTTTTCAACTGAATAGAAATACTTTAAGTTATCATCTAATAATGTGTCTAACCATTCATGCGTTCCATCAGTTGACCCATAACTTACAAAACATATTTCTACTTCTGGATATAATGCTCTAGTTGTTTCGTAAAAATGTTTATTGTAGTCTAAATTATTTTTTAGTCCTACTAATAATGAAATGTTATTTTCCATATAATATTTGTTCAATTCGTTCTTCTAATGTATATTTAGGTTTGTATATTGATAGCATTAAACTAGGATCACATACTCTAAAAGAAACTCCAATTGGTTTTTCTAATAAATGTTTAATTCCATTCTCTGGCCGCCATTTGCTAATTTCAAACATAGTTTCAGCTAATGTATTAAATGGAGTAGCTATTCCACTTCCTAGATTCAATGCATCAACTTGAACATCATTTTCTACAACAGTCATAACCGCTTCTACAATATCTTCCATATGGATAAAATCTCGTACTTGCGTACCATCGCCCCAAATTTCAAATTCAGAAACTTTTCTTTTAATTCTATCAATGAATGATGGGAATGGATAAGTTAAATCCTGATCTGCGCCATATCCTGAGAATGGTCTAAATACATAAACTTTAGTTCCTTGTTCTCTAACAAATTTTGCTAAATATTCGCCTGTTAATTTAGCCCAACCATATGTATAATCTGGTAATCTAATATCATCTAAATTAATATCCGATTCTTTTAAATGATATTGCAATTCTGGATGTTGTAAATGTACTGGGTATGCTGCACTAGAACTAAAGTAAACTACTCTAGGTTGTTTTGTTTTTATTACCCAGTTAAAGAACTCCGAATCAATTGATAAATCTGTTGCTACTGATAACGGTTCATTTTCAATTGTTTCTCGACCACCTACGATTGCTGCTAAATGAATTATCAAATCAAATTTTTGAGTTGAAGTTTTAAAAAAGTCGCGACAATCGTTTCCTTCTTTTAAATCAACTCCAGTTATTTCATGTTTACCATTAAAATAACGTAAAAAGGATCTGCCTACGAACCCCATATGGCCTGTAATTAATATTTTCATAAATTTTCTATAAAATTAAAAATGCTTGTATATGCATCTTGTTCAAATTGTTTATAAATCTCGTCATTCTTTTCATTTAATGTCCCAACTCGTTTTGTAGGGTGAACTTGATTATGTCCTTTTAATCTAGTTGATATATGATATTGTGGTATATTTTTTTTAGTAAAAAACATTTCTAAACAATAATCTTCTCGAGCAAAATGTAAATCTAATGGTAAAAATGGATATGGTAAATTTCTTGCTAGTGCGGTCATATTACCATCTATCTTCAATCGGTCTAATTTAATTAAAATTGGATCGAATTGACTATTAAATTTATTTAATTCATCAATTGAAATATAATCAGTACAATTAAATGGAGCTGGAGCTTGTTCTGGACGTATTGCGGGGCCGTTTCTAGGAAATTTATGTATCCACGGATGTTCTACATCATCCCATGTACTATCCCACATTTTTCTAGTTGCTAATGAAATAAAATGTGGATGATCTAATTCTATGTTTGATAATAGAAAGAAATAATCTTCTGGGACTAAACAATCAGATTCTCCCCATACAATGTATTTATAATCATATTCTGGACCGTAAATATCTCTACGGAAATCTCCTATATTATAAAATTCATCATCATTTGTTTTATATGAAATGATTGCATTCTTTAAAACTGGATGATTTATAAATTCATTAAACATCTCTATTGGAATAACGTTGTCAGGCTTTTCTATAAATGTTTGAGCATTTAAATATACTATTAAATCTACTGGGATAATACTATTTTGAATTGCATGCTCAACTGAATCTAATGTTTCATTTAACATTTTAGACTCATACCACATTACGTGTAATGTATATAATATTTTATTCATATAATTGATTGATATAAATTAATGTGTTGTTGTGCAACATATTTGCTGTTGCATAATTCTTTTATTTCTTCCGGCGCCGTTGAATCTATTGATAAAATATTTCCATTGATATCAATTAAATACATATATCCTGGCACATCGCAACACCAACCTTCTAAAGTTGTTCTGCCTAATAAAATTCCTGCAGTAAAATGCATCATCTGTACTATGTTTTCAGTATCCCATCGTTTGTCTACATATTTAATGTTTGGATGCTTAAAGTCATAACGACTTTCACTCATTAGATACAAATCCCAATCATTTTCAATGCATTGTTGAACTAAATGCTGAACTGCTTGAAAACGTATTGGATCTAAAACTTCTCCAACAAAAATTCCAGAATAACGTTCTAATTTTGAAGCCTCATTGGAATTAAATCTAGTTCTATCAATTGGATTGTATATCAATGAAACTTTGGATGCTGGTATATTGTAGTCATTGATAAGCATATCTACAATTGGTTTTCGTATTACAACATAATGTGATATTCTAGAATCCAATATCGGATCTTCAGATCTAATTTCTGAATGTATGATACTAATTATAGGAATATTTTTAAAATGTTCCAACATAAACAAATTGACTTGCGGTTGACTTGCTACTATTATATCATATTTTTCTGTAATATCCAAATTTGTTGTATCTAATTGTCGAACATGTTGAAGTTTTAATCGTACTTCATCCATCCAATCAATTTCTCGCAATGTGAATAATGTAACATCGTGTCCTAATGCATCTAATTCACGTGTTAGTTCATAATGATATAATTCACTTCCGCCTAAGCCATTAGCATTCAAACAACCTAATAGTATTTTCATATTTTTTGTAAGATAAAATTAATTGTATTTTGCCAAACAATCCTATATTCAGTATGACATATATCTGATAACTGCTGTATTGTGATATTATTAGAATTATGTTCGAATATAAAAAATTCTGGTCTGTATCCTAATTCATATAATCTACTAAATGCTAAAATATCCTTACCCTCGATGTCAATGCTAATAATATCAAAGTAATCAATCTTGATATCTGATACTAATTGATCAATTGTCTTTGTTTTAATTAGTTCTTCAGTATAGTGAACATTTCTATTAGTTTCCCAATATGTTTTTTCTGAAGTTGACATTGTAGATACTTGATTAATTGTATCTGGCTCTAAATTTCCTAAATAAATCACCGTTTCCGTTTCTTCTGAATCAATTGCATATGGATATATGATAACTTGATTATTTTCAGAATATAATTCATTTAATTTAGATATACATTGGCTAGTAGGTTCTACTAATACGCCTTTCCATCCTAGTTTTTCAATAAAATATCTAGAATTTGAATAAGTTGTTCCGTCATTTGCACCTATATCTAATATAGATCCAATTTTATTATTGTTAGACAACTGATTAACAATAAAAAGGTCTTCTCCGTGTTGTGAATACATAAGTTACTTTGTTGCTACGATATATTGAAAATGTGCTTTGTGATGTAATGTTACATTCCATCCTGCGTCTACAAACATTTCTTTATATGAATCCCCATTAAACACCCATAAATGAAATGGTGCGTGATATGTTGGTGTTTCATAATCGGGAGATGATGCTATGATATATTTTACGCCGTTATTTAATAATTTTTTAATAAATGTGTCTGGATCTACTAAATGCTCTAATACTTCTGTACAAATTGCAATATCTGGGAATTTAATATCATCTTCGATTATAAAATCTTTGTAAAATACATTATCTGTATTTCCGCGTGTAATTGCATCTTCTACATTTGCAGGACATAAATCATAACCCCAAATTGTATTTGAAACTTTTGACTGAATCTCGCGAATTAGTCCAGCATTGCCACAACCAAAATCACAAATTGTTAAATCTTTATTTTGTTCATGATTTAATATTTGTAATAAAAAATCTTGCACTTGCAATAATCTAGGACGATGTCCTGCTTCATTTATATGATCAACTGCTTCTCGGTCTTTATACCATTCTGCATCATGACTATGTGGTTTATCAAATGTTTTATATCTCATAATAATTCTTTTATTTTATTAATGTCAATCATTCTTTGTGGACTATTCATATAGATTTGATATTGTTGTTGATCATATGGTGCAACAGATGCTGCATCTACATATTGTGAATCTCGTACTGCTTTGCCGTTGTCTGGATGTACATGTTCAAATATTACTTCATCAAAGTATTTAATAATATTTAAGCTATGTCCTAAATCTAACCAAAAATTGTCAGCATACATATGAATTAAATTCTTAGGAACCATATATTCTAATTTGTCAACTATATTAGAAGTTAAACAAACTGCGGTTGGTAATTTAGCTCCTTGTAATAAATCATTACCATATGCGATGCCAACTCCATTATTTTTTTCAAAATAAGAAATAAACTTAGATTCCCAAGCTGATTGAATAACGTGATCATCGCCAAAAAACGCAATATATTTATATTGGTCTTTATATTTCATGGCAATTTGATTCAATGTTGGAATCATCCTTATTCGAGGATTCACTTCATAAATAACGCCATCTCTTCTAGGATATTGATGATCATCATCAGAGTCTAATGCAATGCATAAATCACTATGTCCTTCTGAATGAAGTTGACAATGTTGTATAAATCGATCAACATTTGGATATCTGACACTTTCACCAGATCTGGATGGTACTATAATTAAAATTTCTTTTTTCATAATGTATTGTAATAATTGTTTTGTTTTTCTTGTCGTTCAATTGTTTTAGGATGATATAGAGCGAACTCCTCCATTTCTGGCAAACTGGTCCACGTCTTATGTCCATTTAATACTTCATGGACTTTATTAATCCATTTAATTTCTGTTTTGTTTTTCCAAATTCTCCATTGATTGTCCGGCCAATTGATCCAGCCCTGATCATTTACATTCCAGCGCCATTTTGTAATATGTTCTTGAGTAATTCCTTCTACTGTATTAACGCGTGGAACTAAAAATACATCACAATCAAAGTTTTCTTCTAATACATATGGTAATACTTCTACTAGTTTTTCATGAGGTATTTCATCTGCATCGATCTGAAAAATATAATCGCCGCTACATAAACTAGTTAACTTATTTTTCCAATCTGCAAAATGTCCTGCAAACTCACCTTTATGCCAAGAAAATTCTTTATTAACAGAGTGTGATCGTAAAAAAGCTTCAATCTCTAAATCTCCATTTTTACTATCAAACAAGATAACAATATTGTCTTGTATTCTTTTATGTTTAAGCAAGTGTGTAATGAGTCTTTGAATTTCTTTAAACTCATTGCACACCGTAATAGCGTATGTTATTTTCATATTTTTTGCAATTTAGGTAGTTTTAACTCTAATGGTTTTGGGATAGATTCAACTCCCTCATCTACAATGTTCAATACTCGTTCATATACTGTGGCTACTGCAGTTTTAGTAAAAGTTGAATTTACAAAGTAACGTTGACGTTTTGCTAATTCTTGCCATTTTTTATAATTTTTCAAAACATCTTTCATCATTTTACCTGCAGATGCATAATCCGGAGTAAACCATTTAGCTTCTTCAATTAAAAATTCATTGCGTGCCGATGGATGAATTTCAGTTAATCCGCCTGGTAATGCACAAATAAAATCTTTTTTCAAGAAATCTACCTGTCCTGAATAGTATGGAGCAATGATTGGTTTCCCGGATGTCGAAAATTCTAATAATGGACGACCAAAACCTTCAGCTTTAGTAAATGATATCATTGCTTTTATTTTTGGATGATTATAAAGAAGATTCATTTCTTCATCTGTTAAATCACCATGCAAAAGATATACACTTGGTAATTTTGCATTTCCAAACATATCTCGTATTTGTGAAATTTTTGATTCAATTTCAAATCGATCTAATACAGAATATGTTGCACCACTTGTTTTTAATACGAGAGCAGGAGTATCTTTTTGATTTTTATATGTATCAAAAAAACAATGAATCAATCCACTGATATTTTTTCTATCTTCTCCTAGTTGTCCTTGTAACCAATGTCCTACCGATAAAAATGCAGTTGTTTCTGCAATTTGATCTAATATACTTAATTGGCCTGGCAATGTATTCGTATAAATTGTTTCATCAAAATATTCCGGAATAACTTGTATATTTGTTGTTATAGCTTTTCCATGTTTTTTAGATGTATTTTCAAATACTTGTTTAGTAAATTCAGTTGGAACAATAATCATTTGCATAGCATTAATTTTATCAATCCATTCTGCGGGACAAATATCACCTTCTGTTGCCGCGGTGACTCCAATATTATATTTACCAACTGCTTGAAATTCATTTGGCACGGTTATTTGTACCCAAATATCTGGTTGATATTGTATTGGCATTGGAATAATTCTTTGTTTCCAATCTTGTGGCAATGGATATGTAAATGGTGTATGCCCCCATGGTAATGAAAGCAATTTAATGTCCCATTCATTACCTCGTTGTTCAATAAAATTAGCAATTATTTCACGAGCATGATGTCCGTATCCCGATTGTGTTGCTACTGGTGATGCTATAACTACTGTGCGCATACTATTCCTGTTTTTTCGTATTTTTTTGTTGTAACTTTATGTAATGTATATTTTGCTCTATTTTCTCGTTTAGAATCAAATAGATAATCAATCATATGAATCATTTTTTGACCCATTTGTTCTGCCGTAAGTCCATTTTTCAAACACCAATCTCTTCCAGCTTGTCCCATCGACTCTCGAAGCGTTTCTGGAGTGTCATACCAATAGCGAATTGCATCAGCTACATCTTCAAAACAAACTCGGTCATCAAAGATATATGGCGTAGCAGGCGATCCTTGAAGTGATCGGTTACTTGGAAATACTGGTTTGGCCCATATCCCATGGTGTTTAAATTTACCCATATGATTTGTTGAAAAATCTCCATCAAATCTTATCCATTCATCATTTTCATCTACAAAACCACATTGATCTTGCAATCCACCGGTAACATTATTAACGATAGGAGTTCCTGACAACATTGCTTCAGTTGAACTAAGTCCCCAACCTTCGTTGCTACCAATATTAACTACCACATCTGCAACATTATACAATGCATTTAACTCTTGTGGAGTCATTTTTTGTTCTGAAAATAATATTTTGCAATTAGGTGCCAATGTTTTATAAATTGCACGCAAATCTGTACCATTTTCGTCTACAACTTGCGTGTGCATTAAAAGTGCAACTTTATTTCGTGTAGCTTCTGGCAATCCGTCTACAAAATGTTTGAATGCTAATATCAAATCACCTGGTTGTTTTCTTCGTATATTTCGATTATTCCAAAATACTACAAAATCAACATCATTTTTAGTTTTGATATTTTCATACATTCGTTTGTATGCTGCGTCATCTTGCGGCAATGGCTTAAACGTGTTATGATTCAATCCGTGTGGAACAAATCCTGTAATAATTTGGTTCCATTTTACATCTTGCGGTACAGAATCATTTGAATCATAATTTACGACATCAAACCCATTTTGAGTAAGTACTTCTCGATGAATGTTATCTGACTGCTTGCTAATACCCATAATTAAATCGCAACTTGCATAATATGGTGCGTTCCACATCGGATACGGCAAATCATCCCAGATTGAATAATATACAATAGGAATATTATAAGTTGTTTTAATTTCATGTTCAATTGCATAAAGCCAAACCCAATATCTTGGATCAGTGAAATGAAATATTGCATCTGGTTTTTCTTGATTGATGATTGCAAATAATATATTGCGGTCGCCATATCCGCTCCACGGAATTATTTTAACAGACGCATCAGCTACACCAGTTTCTTGTGCAACATGTGCAGATAAATCAACACCTTGCCCGTGTTCGGGATGATGTAGAGCTGCTCCTAATTGTACCCAATCATAATGATGTACGGTATTAAAAACTATTTCTCGGCTAATTGTGCCAATGCCAGACGGCAAACGAAAATCGTCAGCTAACAATAAAATTTTCTTTTTCTTAGGCTTGTTCGGGTCGAACTTTTGTAACTTTGGTAACTCCATTTAATCCTTTGTAACTTTATTATAAATATGGTTTAACCTAATATAACCACCGGTTTATTTAATTTTTTAGTGCGAGTCCATGCAGTTTGCAATACTGGGTCTAATTGCATTTGGTTACTCATAATCATCATGTAATCACATCGTTCTGCAATAAGTTGCATGCGGTGATGTAATTGTGAAAAATGATATGGTTTGCCATAATATGACTCTGGCATTGCTGAATACATGTTATGTCCTGAAAATGAAGGATTGTATTCTTCATACTGTATGGCAAATTCTAATGCATATTTCCTAACCATGTTGTTTGCACCTTCGCTGCCACCTGCACCAACTACTATCAAGTCATCTCCAAACTTTCGTTTTAACATTTGAAGAGTTTCTTGAATCTTTCTTTTGTTTTGCCAATCTGTATTTCCAATGACTGCAACTCGTTTCATTTTCTATCTCGTACAAATTTAACACCTTTTGGATAATGTCCGTATACTAAACGAAGCATTTGTTCCAATGTTTTTCTATTTTCTTTATGATCAGGTCCATCTACATTTGTGCATAATGCATATTCCATTGTGCACGTACGTTTACCGCCCCAAGATGCATGATTTTGCATTTCAAATTCGTAAACGTATACATGTTTATGTGTCCATTTAATCATATCTTATTATAATGAATTTTATTCACGAATCCTATTTTCTTTAGGACAACGTACATAATCAGTTTTGAAAGGACAATACTTGCAATTCGTAGAACCTTTACCAGCAATTGCCATATATTGTCTATCAGCATTCTTATTGCCTTCAGCATCGAAACAAGATTCAACAAATGCTTCAATCTGCCGCTGCACTTTCTTTTGCGTTACCGAACCTGCAGATGGTTTGAAATTTTGTATGCGTTTTTGTGGAAACATTGATTCTTCAACAATCTTGCGCTTAACAATAAAAAATTCAACATCAATGTTTTCTTTAGGAACACCAAATTGCTCTGAAAAGTAATTCTTGTATGCAACTAACTGTGCAGCTTTCATTGAATCTGATTTAGCATTCTTATTCCAACCATTGCGCGATGTCTTGATGTCAAGAATTACAATCTTATTGGTTGGAGCATGACGAAGCACAACATCAATAAAGCCATACCAATATACTGATGGATTCTTTGCTGATGCTTGTTGACATAATTCAATTTCGATACCAACAAGCTCCCAATCTTTGCTTGAAAAATATTGTGAACGTCGTTTCAAAAACCATTGTAAAATAGCAGCACCATCTTCTAAATATTCTGCTAATTGCAACGGATTAGAAAAATGTTGTCCTCCCATTTCTTGCACACATCGAGTATATTCATCTCGAAGCTTACTTTGCAATATTGAACGAAGATTTAATTCTTCTGCTTTCTTAACAGATTCCGTATACATTACGGTTAAGAAATGTTGAAATGTTTCGTGAAATGCCGTACCAAATACTGTATCAATTGATGCTTGAAATGGAGCTAAACCATCAATGTATGCTAACTTCCAAGAAAGTGGACAACGTTCATACATTGACCATTGTGAATAAGATATTTTTCTAGGAACAGTTTGTGCATCTCGTATTGCTAGTTTATATACTGGATTGATATAATTTCCTTGTTTCATATTATAAAATAAGAAATTATTTGTTAGAATCCAATTGTTCCTTTAAATAAATATCAATTAAATCTTTTGTTTTTTGTAGATCTTGTTGAAAAGAACCTTTGTGACGGCACCTTACAATGCGTTTAATGATGTCGAACTCATAGGCGTTCAAGTCCCACTCTTCTGCAAATTTATAAAGGCTATCCTTACCTTTGTAATGTGATTGTGTATTTATACTCATTTGATTCCTTTCAACATTCGCTTTTTATCGCCATCACTATATCCGTACATTGAAATAATGCGGTCAATTGATATCTTATCCATCAATTCTAAATAATCTGCAGCTTCTGATTTGCTAGTCTGATAATGCTCTGCAAACTGTGCAATCAATTCCTTATCATACTTATCTTCTGATTTGCCTTTGATGTATTTTGCAAAGCTTTTATTGGTAGGCAGAAGATCGTGATATAATTTATAAGTTTCTTGTGGTCGTAATTGTCCAATGGTATATGTTTGGAATTCATTGATTAATTCCGTTAATTCCATACGCATTGATAACCATCGATTTACGATGAACGGAGAAAATTTCTTTTGATCCGTTTCAGACCATTTCGACCATTCTCGTTTTTTATCAGTTAATCCACTTATTAAATCAAAAATTGTTGCACCTTTCTTTTCTTCTGCCATTTATTATAATTTATATTTTTTACGATATTGTTCTTCTAACTGTTTGCCTATGCCTAATTCTAAAATCACTGCGGTATCTGGTACTCCAATGATACGCTTTGCATCTAAGATATCATCTATAGATTTATTGCGAAACGTTTTCATTTTTGTTTTTGCATTGCTTCGATTAGATGATTTAAACACAACCGTTACTGTACTTTTGTGATATGATATAGACATTACTTTTTAACTTTAATTGGTTGAAATTCTTCTGGAACAAATCCACAATCATCACATCTAAATACTGGAATAGGAACTATCGTATCTTTATCTGCACCAGTTAAAAATTTAGATACTTTATTGATTGCCATTACTTGACGAAAATACATTCCGTTGCATTCTTTACATGTAATTGGTTGCATATCATTTGGACCAATATTAACATTTAATTTACTCATAATTCTCCTAATAAATTTACAAACATTGCCATTATATTGATTTCTTTGTCTACTACATTTGCATCTTTGAATTGTGCTTCTGCAATAATCAAAATGCAAGATGCAATATGACCATGTGCAAAATCATCTAAATTGTCATATAAAAAAGTATACATTGGAGTAAAGTCTCGTACTTTGCTATCTGCAATTACTTGCCGTATTTTATTGAACGATGCCTTTTTATCTTTTGAATTTTTAAGAATCTCCAATATTTCTGTCATGTAATTTGCTTGTATTGCACTTGCTTTGTCTAATTGCAACGTGTTATTAACAACAGATGCCTGTGCTGCATTGATTGCACGACGAATATCTGGATATGATGCATTGATGATTGCTGCAACATCCTTGATATCATACGTAACACCCTTTTCATCTAATACTGCAACCAATCGCCTTGCAACATCTGATTTATTTGGTGGAGTAATAGCAAATGTTTGACAACGAGATTGAATTGGATCAATAATCTTTTCAACATAGTTACATGTTAAGATAAATCTAGTTGTTTTGCTATACGTTTCCATTAAATTGCGAAGAGCAGCTTGTGCATTTGGTGTCAAATAATCTGCCTCATCTAAAATAATAATTTTCCAACGTCTAAATCCAACAGTAGATGCATATCGCTTAATCTTATCTCGTACGGCATCTACCGAGTTTTCATCAGATGCATTAATATACATTAAATCTGCATCTACGCTGTTTGCGATTATTTTCGCCAACGTCGTTTTGCCTGTTCCAGCTGATCCATAAAATAAAAGATGCGGAACATCGCCATTGGAAATAAAGATTTTAACTTTTTCAATAATGTGTTCATTTCCTATATATCCTTCTAAAGTGTCTGGGCGAAATGATTCCACCCAGAGCGTATTTTCTTGTTGTCCTATCATGTTATTTACCCGTTGAGCCAAATCCGTGCTGACCTCGTTTTGTTCCTGATAATGAATCAGTTAATTCCCATTGAATTCGTTCTACGCGAGCCAAAATCAATTGTGCTATTCGTTCTCCGTTAGCAAATTCTACAACCGTGTTGCTATGATTAATTAAAATAACACCAATTTCGCCTCGATAATCAGCATCAATAGTTCCTGGCGTATTTAATACAGTTACCCCGTGTTTCAATGCCAATCCGCTACGAGGACGAACTTGAATTTCAAACCCTGCAGGTATTTCTACAAACAGGCCTGTTTTTGCCAATACCCGTTCGCCTGGATTCATTACAATATGTTCTGTACATCTTACATCCATACCGGCACTTTGAGGTGTTTCATATGCCGGCAACACGTTCAATGATTCATTTATTACTTGTACTATCATCATATTAATTTTGTAACATTACTAACCAATAGGTTGATTCAAAATCTGAACCTTTAAATTCAATTCTAGATAATCCATCCGGAGATACTTTTAATTCTCCTGAATCACCACGATTAGCTACAAGTACTTCTTTTAATTTGTCTGCCGAAAAACAAACCGGATCCATATTGTCAATATTAGTGGGGCCAACTTCAAAAGAAATATTATCTGCATTTACCGTTGTATAATTGATAATGAATTTTACTTGTCCATTAATTACTTGCACTGCAAAATTCTTTGCATCAGGTAATGCATTTTTTGCTTTGATAAATTTGCTAACAAATTCTTCATTAACCGGAATGGTTACTTGATAATCAGGTTCTGCATTGATTGATGGTACTGCGGGAATAACTGTCGTGTCAGCTAACATGAAAGTTGCTTGTGTGCTACCTTCTGAAATTTTCATAGCATAATTCTTACCTGCCGCATCTTTTACATCGATTGCAATATTTTCACCTAATGCTCCTAGCATTTTAATCAATGCTCCAGTGTGGTTAATACCCAACATACCTTTCATAAAAGGAGTCGTATTCCATTTAATTTTACCTACTACGGTTTGATCCATATCAATCAATTCACAATTAATTGAATTTTCTTGTTCTTTTAAGATAACCGCTTCGCAGTTTCCTGCTAAATAATAACGATTAATGAACGATTGTAACTTGCTTTTTTCCATTATTTATTCCAATTTAAAATGTAAAGAATTTATTAAAATTTTCTGCATCGGTAGTCGATATACTGCTACCACCGAATTTTTTATATGTTTTGATGTATTTTTCATATACTTGCGGCGCCGAATCCGGATCTGCAAACATTTCATGTAATGACAAAATTACATCGTATAAGTCTCTTGGTATTACTGTTTCTAACAATTCCACGTGACTATCAACCAATTGATTGATTTCATTTGCTGCCTGTACATACAAATGCGTATTGTGAACTACCATTCTTGGCATAGCTTCCTGTGAATAACGATCTAAACCTGCATCTGTCTTTCCGCCTAGCAATTCATATGTAAAATCTTTACAGGCAGGACAACCTAATGCACAAGGAACATGTTGAGTTAAATCAATTGCAACCTCTCCGGTTTTACCTTGTTTGATATGTGCCTTTCTGCGATATTCAGCATTCTTCGGAAAATACAATTCAGAAAATGTTTGTGACTTGTAATTTGTTGAATGCAAATATGTTCCAAATACTGGATATTGACCCGGAGAAGAAGAATCTGTTGTAATATAAATTCTATTTCCGGTATGCGCATTCATCAATTTTTGCAATGTAGCCAAAATAAAGAAATCTGATATTTTGCTAATGCCTAACAAGTGAACATATTCTAATCGTTTATTTTCAAATTCGCGCTCTTTAAGCATCAAAGAAACCGCAAACATGAAATCAACTAATTTTTGCGGGCCTCCAATCGCCCAACCTTGAAAATCAAAATGCTTAAATTTATGATACCACCAAGTATATTCATCGGTATTTGAACCTTGCAACATGTTTAAGAATTTTGTCTTACCGCTTTGATGTTTTTCAAACCAAGCAAAATTATCAAAACTAATGTCAGCACAATGTGCAAATTGATTGCGATATTTTGTTTTAGGTGGGATATCTAAGTTAGCTGCTACATCGCTATTTGCTTCTAACCAATGAAATATCTTTTCTCGTAATTCATTGCTATATGGTAATGCACCCGTTGCAATCTGATAACCTCCTGAGTCACCAAATACTAGCACATCTTTTTCTAATCCCAATTGATCGCGAAAATCCATTTTCTTGTAATGATGCCCTGCCGTAACCAGAAAGTATGGATGTCTCCATTCTGCAGGATATCTAGAATCAAAGAATTTTACTGGATCGCCGCTTTCGAACTTCATATCTTTCTTAAATGCAGATACCATAGATCCTGCAGATAAAGATGGAAAGTATATGAATCTTTTATTTTCTGCCATCGTATTCCTTTAGTTTATTAATTAATTTAGTTGCTGAAAAAAATTTATTATGTAATTTGTCTACCAATTGTGTAATTTGTCCAGCTATATTGTGTTGTTCATATCGCAATATTGCTGCTACCGCTTCATCTACACTGTCTGCTTGTTTAAACATTGGGTCATACATTTCTGTATATGATAATCGATTTGGAACAATTGGACATGCTCCTGCACAAGCTGATTCATACATTGAAATGCCCAATGTTTCTTGATCTGCAAACGACACTGCAAATTTAGCTCGACGAAGCAATTCGTGATATTCTGTTTTTGTCAAATTCATTTCCATTGCTACACAAAATTGATAATGTGCCAATTCTGGTCGAGCAGCTAATTCTTGAAATAAATCTAAACGTTTCTCTGGTGCAATGCGATGCGGAAACACAATGATATCTTCTTTTAATACCCAACGCTTTGGTTCAATCATATTGCGTGTATATTCCATGGGCCAACCTGTCTTATTGAAAGTTGGATCATGATATATATCATATGTTTTATTCATTAAATCAAAATGTGCCTTAGTTGCCAACCAATTATGTTCGTATGATGCAATCATTGCTTGTTCAGCGTGTCGTATCCATGGTTTATCTCCTACGAGACGACCTAAAAAGTCATTTGGGTCATATGAACCCGCGTGCCAAAGTCCGTGCGTTACAACAGGAATATTTAAAAGTTCACTCATATATTTTACATTGACAATACCCGGATGCCAAGCATCTGTAAAAATGATATGGTCGCCTGCTTGTATTTTTCCTTGCGTAAACCATGATGCCAATTTATGTACTTGCGTTGACTTATACATATTGGTACCGCCGAAATTCAAAAAGGCACCTGGTGTTGCAGCTTCTGGAATTGTAGTATCGCCCTCAACTACTTCAACATCAAATCCATTGTCTCGAAGCAATTGCGGTACATGATTTTTCCATTCGCAAGTATAGCGAGTTGGAACTGATTCTATGTCTACTAAATATATTTTCATGCTTTAGATCGTTTTATGATTGCACCATTTTCCCAATCTTCCCACACTTCTACTTTATAAAGAGACGGGAATTGTTCTAGTAACCATTCTCCAATTGCCTCGCAACTCATTGAGCCAAATTCTAATACGTTAGTCGTATCCTCAGTAAACCCAATTCGAAGTTCTTTTTGAATTGCACGATTCAACAAAATAAATTCTTCATCACGATCTGTATGCGTTACTCGTGCATAACAACGGAATCCAAACATATGTCGATGGCGTTCTGATAAAAATGCTACTTCCGGAAAAACGTCTTTTGCATCGGGCCAACAATGGAACCCTTCGATACTAAATGTTACTACTACGCTGTACTTCATCTGCTATTAATTTTTTATATTTAGTTGTTGACCAACCGTGGTCTCTGTTTAAGTATTGAATTGGAAGATCTAAATCATCGCCCGTAAATTTCTTTCCGACGTAATCATCACCTAAATACCGAACATATTCGGCGGATTTGTTTTCAGCAAACCGCTTTAATTTATAATGCAATTCCGATTCCAATGTATATGGAATAACATGATTAACGTGTCGCAATGCAATCAACATCGATGTTCGATCTTTAACTGAAAGAACTGGTTTCATTTTTTCGGGACGTTCAATCGTTGGATCGGTTTGGAGCAATACCCATATCTGATCACATTCATCTTCCATTTGTTCAAACATTTCAATGTAGCCTGGATGTAATACATCGAAACTACCGGCAATAAGTCCTATCTTCATTGTCTATCAAATTTATAGTCATCTGGAGTAACTTGTTGCATATTGTGAACCGTTGTGCAATATAAAGAATAATCTGCATACACAACTTTGATGCTATCTGTTTGTTTTAACAATGCAGCATCTTCACAATCTAACATCAATAAAATGTGTGCTCTAATTCTAATCATAGGTGGTACGTGTTTTAACATACCAGGAGTAACTTCTATGGTAACAAATGTAGTATCTGTTATCATTGCAAATACCGAATCCCATGATTGATTTTTAATTAATTGCTCTGTTGCCGGAGAACAAAAATAAATGTGTGCACAAGGTGTTAATTTTTTATACATTGCCTTGACATCTGCAATAAACAATGTTTCGATATCTGTAAAGCGTCCTTCAACTTCTTTACCATACCAATGCGTTCTATAACCAATCATATTATATTATAATGAATTTATTCTTATTTTCCAAATGAAAAGAATTTTGCTACCGAATTATTTTCTGGAAATGCACCCCAATTCATTGCAGCATAAAAATCATCAAGTTTATTTTTCAATTCCTTTTCAAAGATTTTATTGCGGTCAATATATTGTGCAACGAAATCGATGGTTTGTTGTGGATCTTCATATCCTCGCAATGCCATCGTATCGAAGCCAAATGGATTATCTGACAAATATGCCCATTTTACTTTTTCACCATTTTGAATAGGTTGAATATCTCGAATGCCATACATTGATAACAAATCATTGAAATTGATTGCAGATTTAACGTGTGCCGGAGTACCTTTCTCATATCCAGTAAATGGTTTGCGGCCTTTTGTAAATTTTGATATTTCTTTGACTCCAGAATTTTTCATTACATTTAATACCGGAGATGATTTTAATCCAGATTTAAATTTGTGAATCATATCCGTAGTTTCGGTTTTATCCTTTTCCTTTAACACGTGCCACAATGTTTCTTTCATGATTTTTTTGAAATCTTCTGGAAATGACGACCTAACAACATCTAATCCTTTGATATCAAGTTTATCCGTAGGTTTACCTTCTTTAAAAATAACCCATTGTGCATATCTCTTTTTAGCAATCCATAAACCAGACTTTGCAACATATTCTTGTTTGATTTGCCAACGATGTGATTCGGTATTGTGAAATACAACGGCATATCGGTCATACATTGTGTTTACTAACTTTTGTACTTCTGATGCAATTGCATTGGTTTGGTCAATCATAAATTGTTCATCTGATTCATCAAATCCAGGAAACCGCTTTTCAATAAGTGGTAAGCTAGATACGAATGTTGAATCTGTATCTGTGTAAAAAGCAAATTCTGCTTTACCATTGGTTGCATTAATAAAATGATCTTGTCCCGTTTCTTTTGCATAATGATTGTTAATTACCTTTGCTGAAAATTTAATTACACTTTGACCCGTAGCGGTAATTGCACCTGCATTATCTAAATCGTGAAAGCGAAATGTTTTGAGTCCTAATACTCCATAAAATGAATTAAGCAATACTTTTTGTGTTAATTGCAATGCATCGTAGAATTTATATTCTTCTGTTCCAACTGCATATTCATCTCGTTTGTCTTTATATGTAACCCGTTCATCAAACCATTTTTCTAGAATCGTCGGTAAGAAGCCTTTGATGTCTGTACGATACACTGCACCATTACTTGCAACGGTATGTTGTTTGTCTTGCAACCATTGCTTAACATTTTGTACATATGTGCCATCAACAAATTTAGCTTGTTGTGCATCGTCTTTCAATAAGCATTCTTGATTCCAATTTGAAATAACACCTATTTTAGTTTCTGGTGAAATATTCAAACTCATGATGATGCTTGGATATAGTGACGTTAAATCTAAGTCATAAATCCATTTATACAATCCTGGTATTGGATCTTTTACATATGCTCCTGCAAGTGCATCGGCTTCTGATTCTTCTTCAACAAATCTAAATTGTTTGTTGGGAGCAACTAATCCATTGCGTTTTAAATCTACAATCGCTGCACCATCTAAGTATTTGGATGCATAATACACATCTTCATATGGAACATGTCCTTTATGGCATATGGTCCTTGCAAGTGCAATTAATTGCAGCTTTTCATCCATTTCGTAAATAAGGTCAACGTCTGTTACGTTATATTCAACAAATTTGTGAATGTCCGTTGCAAACAATTGATCCAAATCTCCATCATATTCAACTTTACCTCTGCCCAATTCTTTTTTTGCAACAGTATCCAAACGATAATTTGGTAACTCGGTATATGTAAACTTTTTGTATAATGTTAAGTAATCTAAACTAGATACACCAAATATTTTGTATCTTTCTCGATTCTTGTTCCATTCAACAATACCTGCGGGAGATAATTTTTTAACTGCCTGTGCACCTAATACTTTTTTGATGCGATTAACAAGATATGGAATATCGAAATTATCTGTATTCCAACCCGTAATTACTGTGGGTTGTATTTCTGCAAATGCATTAATGAACCGCATGAGCATTGTTGCTTCAGAATCAAATATTTCCACATCATATTTATTAGTAGAAAATGAATCGTGTTTTACTCTTCTTGCTTCATCTAACAACAAAACTTTCATGGTACGCCCAGCTTTATCATAATATGCAATGGACGTTATTTGTGAACGAGCTTCATCAGGAGTCGAATACCCATCTTCGTCCCGTTCTACTTCGATATCAAAGAAAAAGTCTCTATGTCCTTTTGAAACTAAATCGCTTTCGTAATAAAGGTCAATAAGCGTACGCATTTCTTCATTTAAATCTGATTCATATGCGGATGAGTTATCTCTCCAATTGCCATCTACCTTCGATAATCTAACTCCATCCAAAGATTGATGTTGTCCCGAATCATCTGGCAAATATGCATATGGTTTGAATGGAAACTTTTGATGTCCCAATTCATCATCCCATATGTGCATAATGCCATTCTTTTTGTCGTAACCTATTGCTTGATACATTAATTAACCTTGTATATGTCTTGTAATTCTCGTTTTAATCCGTTGTCATCTAATCCGTAACCAACTACCCATTCATTATCAATTTCAAATCCATGAAAGTTAGTTAAATCTACTCCACCTTTGCGTTTTAACAATGTGACAACTTTTACGCATTCTGGAATTCTACTATTTACCATAAATAACATTTCCATGATGCTGGTTCCGGAGTCACAAATATCATCTATAATATAAACTCTTTTACCGCGAAGTTCCAACTCAATTGTTTTAGTTATTAAAACTCCTCCAGAATTATCTCGTTTGTCATAAGATTTTAATCGCGCAAAATCAATTTCATGGTCAATTTTTATAGCTCTACTTAAATCTGAAAAGAAATGTATAGCACCATTAAGTACGCAAATTAATACTGGTGGCATAATGTTGCCGGATTCGATGTGGTCTAAAGAAATTGCTTCTGCTAATTCTTTAACACGTTGTTGTATTTGTTTTTGTGTTATGAGTTTTTCCATATTCTATAAATTCCGTATACATTGATTGCAATAATAACTAAACTTAAAACTAGATGACTGTAATTGTCAATAAAAAAATCATATGTAATCCACCCAGTATCTCCAATGATCCAAGTAATCATTGCGGCTTTTGTCCAGCCTTTTGCATTTGAAATGTAACCAGCTAATACCAAAGCCGTACTAATCCATCCTAAAATTTCTATCATTATTGTTTAATTAAGGCAATTTCTGATTCTCTTACTAAATGATATTTTTCTCCGGCAATTGAAATTTCTTTGTGATCTCCAATTTGGTTGGAATGAATCATAACTTCATTTCCTTCTTGAACTGCCATTGGAATTCTATCACCAGTTTGCGTAAAAAGACCTGGTCCTGTTTTTACTACATCAGCATAACGATACTCATCTGTACCTGTCATAATGATAATACCACTTTGTGTTTTGTCTGTCTTTTCTTGTAATTTTAATAAAACCTGATCTCCAGTTGGTAACCAATTCATAACTTATTCCTTTTTTAATTAAACATTTTTCTAATTGCATCTTCCGTAATGTTGTTTCCAACGATGCGCCCTATTCCATAATCATTCATTGTGATGATTACACACGGAACACTTTTAACTCCATACTTATCGCAAGTTGCTTTATTTGCATCTACATCGATAATTTGTATAGGAAGCTCTGCAGATAATCGTTCTATTCTTGGTCGCAATGCTTTACATGGCTCGCACCAAGATGCTGTAAAATAAAGTATTTTTTTCATCGTGTTATCTCGTATATAATTTTAATATCGCCAATGGTCGTTGTTGTATAATACATCATACTCCTCGTTTAGTGTCAAATGCAATAATATGGTCTCTTCCTGTCATGTTATATCCATATTCGGCACACATATCAAATACCACCGGATACATATGAATTAATTCTTCTCGGGTATCGCCTGCTGGCATAATAAATGTTTTATCCTTAGGAATATTCATTTCTACCCGGAATTCTTCAATCTCTGCTAAATTTTCTTGAGTGCCATCCCATACTGGTTTATAATGATAATCCGTATGAAATTCCATCATTTGTTTGATTGCATCTTTTTTGAGACGAAATTTGTTATGTTGCGCCACCATCTTCTCATCCGTAATCGTCCCTTGCGGCGTAGCAACACCCACAACGGGAACACTGTTACTAAATTTAGGACTAAGACTAACCAAGCCGATAGGGTAATCAGTGGCAATAAAATGAGATCCTTCCGTCTCAATCGTGATAAGAATGTTTCTTTCATGTGCAAAATGCGTTAATTCATTTACCAATGCCGGATGCATCGTTGGCGATCCACCAGTTAACATCATTTCTTTGATATGAGGATTTTCATCATATATCTTGATAATGTCATTGAAACAGAATGTTCCTTTTTCTGGGTGTATACTTGTATACCAACTATCACACCAACCGCCTTCGCCAAAGAAGCAACGATGCGTGCATCCTGTAGTTCGTACTGCTATTGTAGGTCTACCAAATCGGCTTCCTTCTGATTGAACGCATCTATACAATTCAACAATTGGTAATACTTTATCGTAGTCTGTGATTCTTTTAGAATGGGAGGTCGTCATCGTGGTACTCATTACTATTGGTAACATTATTATCTAATTTTTTTATTAATTCGTTGATTTGTGTTTCTAATTTGTTTAATCTAGATTCAATTTCTATCAAAGCCGATCGTCTTACTATCGGTGTCGAATCAACTTCTGCTTTAGTTGCAAAGTATTCATCTAAAAATGATAACGGATACAATTGCACTTGAGTATATTCAGGCTTCTGCATATCTTTAGGTAACATTTTCCATTTAAGCTCAATACCTTGTTTAACAGCTTCAGCTGTTACTTCTCGACCAATGTTCGATCCACCGGAACCTTTACCTAAATATTCAAAAAGCGATAGATACGTTTCTTCATTTTCATTCTTCATAACTTGCTGCATTTCTTTCGTGTTCATAAACTTCTACTTTAACGGCTCTTACTCTACCATCGGTTTCTTTTTCTAAAAAAGTATTGATTGTGTTGTATAGGAATTCTGCAAATTTTTCACAACCCGTCGCCGGCAGTATCCTTAATTGAATGATCCCATTGGAATACATTTTGTGAAATGTATCTAAATATGGATCATCGCTAGCAATAATAGTTGTATGATCTAGCAACCAAGCAAAATAGTCTTTTGGAGACATGCCGTTAATAGTATTCTTTGCTCGCTTCATGCCACCAAAGTCCCAAACCCAATTTCTTTCATCTAATTCACCCTCAAACCATACTCTAAAAGATATAGCGTATCCATGTAAAAATCTACAATGAGTTCCTTCTGCACGCCATTGGCGGAAACATGTTGAATACCCGTCAAATAATTTAGTTGATTGAAATTTAGCCATATTAATAACCTTTTACGAATTCATAAAATTCTGCTCGGGTAGCATCATCATCTCTAAATGCACCGGTTAACTTAGATGTCTTCATTGAAGCTCCACCATGTTTAACTCCTCGGCATTGAACACAATTATGAGTTGCTTCAATCATAACAGCTACACCTTTATTGTCATTGATAATAGTAGTGATAGCATTATGAATTGCTACCGTTAATTGTTCTTGTATTGCACCTCTTCTACCAAAATGCTCTACTAATCGATTTAATTTTGATAAACCGATAACTTTGCTATCAGTACCTGGAATATATGCAACATGAACTCGACCCATAATAGTTTGATGATGATGTGAGCACATTGAAGTTAATGGAATACCTCCTTCAAATACCATACCATCATATCCATCAGATGGAAATGCGGTGATGTCTGGAGTGCCATCATATCGACCAGCCCACAAATCATTTACATATGCTTTTGCAACTCTTCTAGGAGTATCTGAACTATTAGGATCGTTACGCCAATCACACTTAAGTGCATCAAGAAACTCGCCAAATGCCTTAGCAGCTTCTTCAATCATTTTGTCTTTTTCTTGTCGGGTAAATGGTGCACCAGGAGCAGAACCATTTGCATAACCTAATTTAACTAATTCTAAATTTTGCTTTTGTTTTTCTGTCATAACTTAATTCTTATTCTTAATATAATAAACTTTATTGAGTTTTCAAAGTTTTTATGTAATTATTACATAGTTGGATCGCCCGGTGTATCTATACCAGACCAGTCATACTTTGGCGTCTTAGTAGCTTTAGGCTTTACCCATGTTTCATAGTCTATTGGTTTGGCTTCATATGGAGTCAAATATTTATTTACAATTTGTTTAGGAATCATTTGTAATCCAGCTTTGTGATCATATTGAACTGACGGAATATATTGTACTATTTTTGATATCAACGTATTAATTTTTTCTTCCAGTCCTAATTCGCGCCAGGTTTTAAATTGTATACTATTTAAAATTAATTTAGTTATAGGATTTCGAAAATCTCGACCTAAAATATATTTATCATTCCCCGCCATATATTTGGATTCTTCAAAATCATCGTTGATTGAATCAAGTATTCCATTGGATGCAAATCTTACATAATAATCCGGAAACAATGGAGTAACATCCCATGTTTGACCAAATATCTCAGCAGGCTTTACCCGATATTGTTTTTTATTAGTTAAAGATTTTATGTCTTCTGGCAACGGGTATGTTTGTTGATTATTATTAAATTTATATGTTTTATAATTAGGATATGGATGACGTAGTTCTTTAGTTGAAACTAATATTTCTTTAGCAACCGGATTAT